CTACGATGGAGTGCGCCGAAGAAACGAATCTAGAAAGAGGTCGCGACATGGCTAACGGAACGGGAACCTTCGGCTTCCGCGCTGCCGGACGCGAGGGCGGCGTCAAGATCGAAGGCCTCTCATCGGTGCGCCGTCAGATGAAGAACCTCTCCTCCGACGTCGACTACCGCGCCCAAGAGTTCCTCCCGGTCAATAAGGCGATCGCCGCAGCCGTGGCCGGGGACGCGAAGAAGTTCGTCCCAGTGCTCTCTGGAGCGCTTGCCTCCTCCGTCCGGGAGGCCGCCTCCAAGACCTCGGCCCGAGTGAAGGCAGGCTCGAAGGCGATCCCTTACGCTGGGCCGATTCACTTCGGCTGGCCTGCGCGTCGAATCAAGCCGCAACCGTTCTTCTATGATGCGATCGACGGCCGTCGCGACGAAATCCGCCGACGCTACGAGCAACTCGTCGACGACCTCATAAAGAAGTACGACCTAGACGATAAGAGGCGGAACTAATGGCTCTGATCTCCGTCACGATCTCCGGTAATGCGACACCGCTAAAGAACGCCGTCAACGAAGCCGAAGGCAAACTCTCCAAGTTCGGAGGCTCCGCGAAGAAGTTCGGAATCGCCGCAGCCGCAGGCCTCGCCGCAGCCGGAGCCGCAGCCGCAGTCGTCGGGAAGCAACTCATCGCCGCCGGGGAAGCCGCCTCGACGTCTAACGCTCGCATAAAGCAGATCGCGGACTCGATGGGACTCTTCGGCGATCAAGCCGGAGCAGTCACCGACCGCCTCGTCAAACTCGCCGAAGCGACGGCTCGGAATACGGGCGTCGACCAGAACGCGATCAAACTCACGCAGGCGAAACTCCTCACGTTCGGCGAACTCGCCAAGACCGCCGGAGAGGTCGGAGGCTCATTCGACCGGGCTACGCAGGCCGCTATCGACCTCGCCGCCGCAGGCTTCGGAGAGGCCTCTCAGAACGCCGTACAACTCGGAAAAGCACTCCAAGACCCGATCAAGGGCATCACCGCACTCGCCAAGTCGGGCGTCACGTTCACCGAAGCGGAGAAAGAACGCATCCAGACGCTCGTCGAGTCGAACAAGGTCGGCGAAGCGCAAGCGCTCATCCTCGCCGCGATCGAGACGCAGGTAGGCGGGACGGCCGAAGCAACCGCGAACGCCTCTGACCGGATGAAAGTCGCGTTCTCGCAAGTCCAAGAACGACTCGGCGGAGCACTCCTCCCGATCTTCGAGCGGTTCACGAAGTTCCTCCTCGACGACGTCTTCCCGGCTCTTCAGCGAATGGGCGAAAAATGGCTCCCGATCATCTCGGAAGCGCTCGGAAAGGTCGGAGACTTCATCACTACGAAAGTCGTCCCGGTCATCCAGAACTACCTCATCCCCGCGTTCTCACGTCTCGCGGACTTCATCATAAACCGAGTCGTCCCGATCGTGCTCGACCTCTGGAAGACCGTGTTTCGAGGCCTAGCCGACATCTTCGACGTCGTAAGCCGAAAAATTCAGGACAATCGAGAGAACATCTCGAAACTCGTCGACTTCATGAAGAACCTCGCGTCGTTCATCACGGGAACCGTCGCCCCGATACTCACGAAGACGCTCGGAGTCGCGTTCAGCGTCGTAGCGAAAGCGATCGGTCCGGTGATAGACGTCGTCTTCTCACTCATGGGAGCATTCTCCGAACTCGGCTCGTTCCTCGTGAAGACGGCGGGCTTCGTGCTCGACGTCGTCGGGAAGATGGTGAACGGAGTGATCGCGGTCATAAATAAGGCGATCGACGGCGCTAACAAACTCAACCCGTTCTCCGACATCCCGAAGATTCCCGAAGTCTCTATCGGTTCGGCATCTCTCGGCGGAGCACCAGTCGCACCGAAAGCGGGCGGCGTCGACACTCCCGGCCGTCTCGACCGAATGGCCGCAGGCGTACCCACCATCCCGACCGGGACGGGCGTCATCGTCCCCGAAATACCGTCCGCAGGCGGCGGCGGAGGCGGCGGAGGCGGCTCTAGCCGCGCTGGAGGCGGTACGCGAACCGTTATCGGCTCGACTGCGGGCCTCATCGCGGCCGGGGAATCTGCGAGCATGATTGGCCTCGGCGGGATCGACTTCTCGAACCTCGACCTCGCCTCCCTCGAATCGTCTATTGGCGCGAACGTCAGTATCACCGTCAACACCGTGAGCGCGGACGCGAACCTTCCGAACCTCATCGTCGACGCCCTCCAGCAATACAACCTCGTATCCGGGCCGTTAGACGTTCAGATCGCAGTCTGAGCCATGCCCGCAAACATCGTTACGGGCGGAACGCTCACCGTAGAACTCGACGTCGGCTTCGGAGACGGCTTCACACTCGACGACACACAGCAAGGCGTCCTAGACGGTACGACTTACGTTCTCGACGGCGTGGATGAGTTCGCCGAGATAGACGTCCTCTCCGTTCAGATAGAACGCGGCAAGAAATCACCGCTCGACTCCATCGCACCCGGTAGGGCCGTTATCGTCGCCCGGGACACGACACGAGCATTCGACCCGTACAACACCGCGAGCGTCTACTGGGACGAGTTCGACGACACTCCCGGCCTCTCACCGCTCCGCCAGATACGCATCACCCGGAACTCTGACGTCATCTTCCGAGGTCGCGTCGTCGACTTCACCTATGACTACGTCGGCCCGAAACAAATCCCCCAAGTGACGATTATCTGCGCGGACGACCTCTTCATCCTCGCGAACTCGTTCCTCTCGGCGTTCACACCATCCGCCGAACTCTCCTCCGCCCGAGTAGCAACGATCCTTGACCGAACCGAGGTCGGCTGGAGCGCCTCCCTCCGAGACATTACGACCGGGACTGCCACACTCGGCGACTATGCGATCGCCGAAGGCACGAACGCCCTCGACTACCTCCGCAAGATCGACTCCGCCGAACGTGGACGGCTCTTCGTCCGGGCATCCGACGGCGACCTCGTCTTCCAGCCACGCATCGGGAACACGCTCTCGGCTCCGGTCGTCACATTCGCCGACGACGGCTCCGAAACGCCCTACCGGGAAGTCTTCGTCGACTTCACCGTCGAGTCGGTACTGAACCGCGTCACCGTTCAGCGCTCCGGCGGAACCGCCCAAACCGCGACCGATAACGCTTCGATAGCGCTCTACTTCACGCAAGCCGAAACGATCACCGACTCCCTCCTCTCAACCGACGCGCAGGCGCTCACACTCGCGAACTACCTCCTCGAAGGTTCCCCGTCGCCGCGTTTCTCGGGCGTGGAGACGTTCTTCGGCTCGTTGACTACCGGGCAGCAAGACGACGTCGCAGTCGTCGAGATCGGCGACACGATCGAGATCACGCGGACGTTCACGACCGGAAGTCCGCTCACCGTCACCGAAGAACTCTCCGTCGAAGGCCTCTCCCACCGGATCGACCTACGCGGCGAGACGATGACGTTCTACACGGCTCCGACGGACATCGTCTACGAGTTCCTTCTGGATGACGTCCTCTACGGAACTCTGGACACTCTGACGAACGTGCTCGGCTAGGCTCTAAGAACTATGGCCACTCCCCCAGTATTCACAGCCGGGGCCGTACTCACCGCGGCACAAATGAACGGAATCGGCCTCTGGCTCGTCAAAAGTCAAACCATCGGCAGCGCCGTATCCGCAGTCACCGTCACCGACGCATTCAGCGCAGATTACGACAACTATTTTGTCACCGTTAATGGTGGTGTCGCATCGACCACCAATTACGGCGACATGACTCTCGGCAGCACTGCAACCGGCTACTACATGAGCCAAAATTACATGACATACAACTCGAACACTGTTGGCGGAATTAGTCGTCAAAATCAGACACGTTGGATCGCAATTACCGTAGGCACAACGAATGTTCTCAATGGCCAATGTTGGATTCACGACCCGTTCAACGCGAAAAACACCATCGTCAACGCTTGGTACGCACAAACTTTGACAACGGGCGAAAATAGTCTCGTTCGTGGATACTTAGCCGACACCACGTCTTACACAGCATTCACGCTGACAGCCTCAACTGGAACGTGGACGGGTGGCGAAATCCGCGTTTATGGAATGAGGAACTAATGGCTTACAAAGTCCAAATCGACGACATAGTGCGAGACGCGACACCGCAAGAAGCGGCCGCTATCGAGGCTCAACGTCAAGCGACCGCCTCCGCCGCCGCAGAAGCCGAAGCGAAGGCCGCCGCTCGCGAGAGCGCATTAGCGAAACTTGCCGCGCTCGGCCTCACCGACGCGGAGATCGCCGCACTCCTCGGAGTCTGACGATGAAACTCTCTAAGGCTCAGCAGCAAGCGCTCCTCTCGTATCTGCGAGCGGCAGTCGCGGCAGTCGTCGCCGTCATCGCAACACTCGACTACACACTCGAAGACCTCGCGAAAGCGTTCATCGCCGCACTCATCCCGCCCGTCCTGCGCTGGATAAACCCGAACGACCCGGCCTTCGGACGTGGCAGCGAATAAGTACCCCGTCCGACGCTTCGTTCTTCCTCGCGGCCTAGCCGACCAGCAGAACGGGAAACTCCGAGCCGACCTCCTCGTCTCGATCCGACCGAACGGCCATCTCTACAAGTCGGCGGCAGCGTCCTATCATGCAATGAAACGAGCCGCGAAACTCGACGGAATCGTCCTCAAACCGACGTCCACATTCGACGCCTACCGCCCCTACTCCGTCCAGAAGGCCGTCTTCCTTCAGCGTTACACCAAGACACCTCAACCGGGCCGACCGACCCGCACATGGAACGCCGAAACGTGGTATCT